GGCGTGGTTGGTTTACCCGCTTCCGTCTGAGCCTACCTACACGTTCAACCAGTTGGTGAGCGAGACCGTTGTTTCGTTGTTCGTTGATGGCAACGCCTTCCTATACGCGCCGCGCGACCAAGCCGGAACCGTGCTTGAAGTGCGCGTGCTAGACCCGCGTCGTGTTGAGATCTTCCGTGACGGACGCGCAGTCAAGTACAAGGTGAAGCAAGACGACCGCGGCGATGCGATTGTGTTCGGGCAGGACACGATCCTGCATATTCCGCTCGTAGCGATGCCGGGCGAACTTCGCGGACTCAATCCGGTGCAGCAGTTGCGCTCGTCGCTGGCTCTTGGTCTCACGTTGGAGGACTACGCTAGTAACTTCTTCCGCACTGGCAGCACGCCATCCGGAGTCATTGAGGTGCCGCACGACCTGACCAAAGACCAGGCTGACGCACTCAAGTCCGGCTGGCAGAGGCACCACACCGGTCAGAATATGCACACGCCTGGCGTGCTCACCGGTGGTGCGTCGTTCAAGCCGTTGGCATTCGTACCTGAGGACGCGCAGTTGTTGGCGTCGCGCCAGTTCACTACTGAGGAAATCGCGCGAATGTTCAGAATCCCGCCGAACTTGATCGGTGTGATGACTCCCGGCGCAGTGTCGTACGCGTCTGTTGAGCAGACGAACCTGGCTTTCGTTCAGTACACACTTCGTCCACTCGTTGAGATGGTTGAGCGACCGCTATCAACGCTGTTGCTCCCGCCGGATGCGTTCGTCAAGTTCTCAATGGATTCGCTCTTGCGAGGCACGACGCGCGACCGGTATGAGACTTTCCGCATCGGGCTGCAGGAGGGTTGGCTCTCTGTCAACGACATTCGCAAGATGGAAGACCAGACACCGCTAGACGACGGCGATTCGTACCGAATGCCGTTGAACGAAGCAGACGCGCCTACCGCGCTGTTGCGCGTGCAGACTGAAATCGCCGGCTCGTTGGTGCGGTCCGGGTACGACCCTGCTGAAGCGGCGTCGGTTGCCGGTCTGCCTCCAATCTCGCACTCTGGTCTGGCGCCTACGACGATGGTTGACCAGCAGCCGGCTGCACAGCCGGCGCAAGCGGACCAGGTTGCACCGCAGTGACGTTCCGCGCTGTTGAGTTGACCATCGGCACGACCGCAGTCGCGATTGCTACTGCTACGGCTAAAAACGTGCACGAGATCACGCTAAGCAACGACTACAATAAAACGATCTACGTTGGTGGACCGGACGTCGCGATCGGTGGCGGGTTTTCAGTCCAGAAAAACGTGCCTGTGGTCGTTAGGATCGCCAATGGTGACGTGCTCTACGCGATCACCAACACCGGCACCTCTGACCTGCACGTCTACGACTTTCAGGTAGACCCCTAATGCCGTACGAAATCAAGCACGACACTGAAGCGTGCTCCACGTTCGGCGTGTACAAGCAAGACACCGGCGAACTCGTGCCAGGTGGTTGTCACGAAACTGAAGGCGAAGCGCTTGACCATCTCGCTGCTTTGCATATTGCAACCGAAGGCGAGCGCACCGGCGCCGCAACTGAGAAGGAGATTCGTATGGCGATTGAATACAGGCAGACGAAAACCGAAATCCGCGCCAGTGCAGACGGTCACACGTTTGAAGGCTACGCCGCTCTTTTTGATTCTGAGTCGGACGGTCTTGGGTTCCGCGAGGTGATCCGGTCTGGAGCCTTCACCAAGTCCGTTGCCGCTGCTTCGCGCGGTGAGTGGGAAGTGAAGGCACTGCAGGACCACCGTGGCGAGTTGTTCTTAGGCTCAACACGGACCGGCACCCTCACACTAGAGGAGGACGATCGCGGCTTGAAGGTGCGCGTGGCGCTCAACCCGGAGGTGTCTTTCGCCTCTGATCTAGCCGCTATGCTGAAGCGCGACGGTGCGGCTATGGGAATGTCGTTCGGTTTTTCAGTGCCGGCAAAGGGCGAGCGGTACGTTGAGGACGGCGCTCTGCGCGAACTCACCAACGTCCGACTGCACGAGGTTTCAGTGCTCACCGGCAACGAACCAGCCTACCCCGCGACGATTGGTCTTGGTGCTGTGCGCGCTCTGTCTGAGCGCACCGGCGTTGAGGCTGGGCGCCTAACCCGCGCCATTGATGGACTACTGCACGGACAAGTAGACAACGCAACAGCCGACACGCTTGACCTCGCGATGCGCAAGGTCGCACCGGAGGTGCGCAGCCCTTGGGTCGCAGCCGGCGACGAGTCGTTGCCTGTCAATGAAACGGTAGAGTGGGACGCAGCCGCAGCAGCGGAGCGCGTGTTCACCCTCGCCGGTTTTGACGGCGAAGCGCCAAACACGTCGCTCGCGGCGCGCGCCTTCCTGGTGCACGATGCCGGCGCGCCGGAGGTGCGCGGTTCGTACAAACTTGGATTCGCGGACGTTGTTGATGATACGCTCGTCGCGATTCGCAGTGGCTTGATCGCCGCTGCGTCTCGCCTTGAGCAGGAGGAAATCCCGGACGCGGCTAAGGTTGCTGTTATGGACATCCTTGACGAATACGCACCTGAGGACCCGGCTGAAAACGCGTCGCGTTCGGTGCCGGTGTCAGTGCGCGAGCGACAACTGGAGTTGCTGCGCAGACGGATTGAATAAAAAAGCACTCCGCGATGGCAAACGCACGAGGGTCCTGACGGACACCACTGCGCGAGTACAACCGGATCGCTGTTGGTAAAAAAATAGAGAAGGAGAACACAATGAGTGAAATCGCAAGGGCGCTGCACGAGCAGTACCGACGCGAGTGGGAAGAGGCTAAGAACCTCCTCACGCGCGCGGCTGACGAGAAGCGCGAACTGTCTGCTGACGAAGAGTCGCAGTGGAACAAGTTGAACGAGTCAATGACTGCTCGCAAGTCCAAGATTGACTCAGTTGCTGACGCTGAAGAGCGGTCGGCAAAGATTGACGCGCTCGCGGAGCGCGCACTCAAGGTAGAGAACGCAGTCAAGGCTGATAACGATGGGGACGTTCTCCGCGCTATCGCCACAGGCGAGCGACGCCGCGCGCAGTTTGAGATTCGTGCTATGGCTAGCACGTCCTCAACGGTGCCGGTCACGTTCGCTGACTTCGTAGTAACCGCTTTGACAGAGGGTAACCCTGTCTACGCTGGTGCAACGAAGTTGCGAACTTCGTCAGGTGAGCAGATCACGATTCCTCGTGTGACGGCTAACCAGACGGCGGCGTTCGTTTCAGAGGGATCAAGCATCTCTCCTGCAGATCCGACGATCAGCAGCATCACGCTCTACGCGAACAAGATTGCTAGCCTGACGCTCCTTAGCGCCGAACTGGTGCGGGACTCCGGCTTTGACATTCTTAGCACCGTCGGCACTCAAGCCGGCGCGCAGATCGCGTACGTAGCAGGTTCGGCGTGCACCATCGGAACTGGCACAGTATTGCCAACCGGTTTCGTGCAGGCTGCTACCGGCTTGAGCACCGCAACTAAGTCCGGCACTGTCACGGCGACCTTCTGGGACGCCATTGACTTGACGACGCTCCTGTACTCGCTGGCGCCAAGTTATCGCAATAACAATACGGCTTTCCACGCGAGCACTTCAGCGGTCAGCAAGTTGCGCAAGTTGCAGGACCTGAACGGTCAGTTCATCTTCCAGCCAGCACTCGCTGCAGGGCAGCCAGATATGCTGCTTGGTTACCGTCTCGTAGAGAACGTGCATATGGCTGCGGTCGCTTCGGCGTCCAAGTCCGTTGCGATTCTCCACGAGCCGTCGTATTACATCCGCGAGTTGCCGATTGAGGTTGCGTCCTCAACCGACTACCTGTTCAACACGAACCAGGTAGCGATTCGCACGTTGTACCCGGTTGATGGAAACATCCCGGACCTCAACGCAGTGAAGGTGCTCGTGTCCGCAACGGCGTAAGCCAACGGACCTAGTTAGTTCACGCAGCGCCGGCGATCCTCACGGCTCGCCGGCGCTGCAAATAGAAGGAGGCAGGAAATGAGAATCGGAGTCACGACTAATGCTTTCTGGGCGCCGACCGGCTACGGACAGCAAGCGAATGAGTTGCTGCCAAAACTGAAGGACGCAGGTCACGAGGTCGCTTTGATGGCGAACTACGGACTCGCCGGCACCACACTTGAGTTCAACGGTATCCCGGTGATGGGGCAGGGGATGGACGCCTACAGCAACGACCTGACGCCGGCGCAGATCGCCTGGTGGATCGCGCAGAACCCGGATCAGGTCGGTCTTGGGATCACGCTCTACGACGTCTGGGTGTACAAGTCTCCACAGTGGGACACGATCCCGATTGCGTCCTGGGTCCCGGTTGATCACAGCGTCGTACCGGTTGAAGTTGTTGACTGGTTCAAGCGAGGCACTGACGCTGGTAAGTGGGCGATCGCTATGAGCAAGTTTGGAGAGCACGAACTGCTAACCGCCGGCGTGCCGCGCGAGAGGCTTTTTTACGCGCCGCACTCAGTGAACACGCAGGTGTTCAAGCCGACAGAATCAAAAATCCGCGAGGAGATGGGCGTACCGGCTGATGCGCACCTGACGATGATAAACTCAGCGAATAAAGGCGTGACACCGGTCCGAAAGTGTTGGGCTGAGATGCTCCTCGCTTGGTCACAGTTCGCGCAGAAGCACGACGACGCTTGGCTCTACATCCACACAGAGACCTTTGGTCTCGCTTCTGGTGTTCGCATTGAGAGGCTGCTGCAGGCAGTGAAGGCACCTATGGACCGCGTGCGCGTGGTCCCGCAGTTTGAGTACCGGCAGGGTCTGCCGGCGCAGGTGCTGGCGAAGTTATACTCTGCCAGTGATTGCCTCTTGATGACGTCGCGCGGTGAAGGATTCGGTATCCCGGCGATTGAATCACTCGCCTGTTCCACTCCGGTCGTAGTGACGAATTGGACTGCGCAGCCGGAGTTGTGTGGCGTTGGTTGGAAAGTGAACGGACAACCTGAGTGGGACGAAATGCAGACCGGTTGGTGGATGGTGCCGAACGTTGGCGAAATCACCGACGCGCTTGAACAGTCGTACGCGTTGAAGGCTGACACTGAGAAAATGGCAAACGCACGCACTGAGGCTGTTCAGTTCGCACAGGCGTACGACACGGACAAAGTGTTCACGGAGCACTGGCAGCCGATCCTCGCCACACTTGAGGACGAACTAAAAGCGAAGCGCAAACCGCCTGCCAACCGGCAGCAGCGGCGAGCCAAAGGGCGCAAATGATTACGGTCATCACTGCGACGCTGCCTGAACGCGCGGACCTGTTAGAGCGCGCTGTTGCATCAGTGGCTCTGCAGACGCTGCGACCGGAGGCGCACCTGATAGGTGTAGACCACCGCAAGC